AACAAGGCGGTGCATCAGGGCATCCCGATCACCGGCGAGCTTTCGGATCGCATCCACGGCTGGGGGCAGCGCCTGCGCGACGCCGCCGAGGCGGCCAACACCGCCAAGGAGCGCATCGACCAGATGGCGCAGTTCGGCCAGATCGCCTCGTCGATGCTCGAGAAGGGGTTTATGCGCTGGACGCAGGGCGCCAAGGTCGGCTGGCAGGACCTCGTCGGCGCCATGCTCATCGACATGGAGAAGCTCGCGTTCAAGATGGCCGTGCTGCAGCCGATCTTCGGCGGCGGCGCTTCCGGCAGCGGCCTCATCGGCCAGATTGCCGCCTCGCTGTTCGGTGGCGGCGCGTCCGGAACGACGGCGGGCTGGACGCCGACCGTCTCGATCGACGGCGCGCGCGCCGGCGGCGGCGATATCGACGGCGGCAAGATGTACCTCGTCGGCGAGAACGGCCCCGAGTTGATCCGCCCGCGCGCCGACGCCACCGTGGTGCCCAACGGCATGTTCGGCAGCGGCACGTCGGTGCCGAGCGTCGGGCCCAGCGTCGTGCTCAATATCACCGCGCCGGCCGGCACCACGGCGCGCGAGACCAGCCGCAGCCAGGACAGCGACGGCGGCATGACCATCGACGTTCTGTTCGAGCAGATCGAGGCCAGGATCGGTGGCGGCATCGCCGACGGCTCCAGCCCGGTCGGCGCCGCCATTCAATCGACGTTCGGCGTGTCGCGAGCGGCAGGAGCGCGCTAGAGCATGACCGCGATCGTATGGCCCGACAGCATCCTGCCCGCCTCGCCGCTGTGGGCCGGCTACCGCATCGAGGCCGATCTCGGCCTCGCGCGCACGCCGATGGATTCCGGCCTCGCCCGCCAGCGCCGCCGCTTCGTCAACGCGCTGTCGAAGGTCAACGTGTCGTGGTCGATGAGCGGGCCGCAGCTGCAGTTCTTCAAGAGCTGGCTCGCCGCCAAGGCCGGCTACGGCGGCGCCTTCTTCTCCATCACCTTGCCGCTCGACGACGGCACCCGCTCCGTCGAGGCGCGCTTCACGCAGGCGCCGCAGTACACCAAGCAGGCCACCAACGCCTGGCTCGTCACCTCGGTGCTCGAGGTGCGCGACGATCCGGTGATGACCGGCGACGTGGTCGACGTGCTGCTGGCGTTCGGGCTCGACGAGCTGCAGGCCGCCGCCGCGCTCGACGGCGTCACGCTGGCGCCGGCCTTCGCCGCCTGGCACACCGGATTCGGGGCCTGACGCCATGCCAAATCCCACGCTTTCCGACGCGCTGGCCGAAGCCTACGCCTCGGCGCCGGCGGCGCGGCCCATCGTCGACACGCTGTCGGTCTACTACGACGGCCTCGTCGATGCGCTCGGCCAGCCGACCGAGGTCTTCGTCTATTGCGGCTATCACGGCGATCGCACCAACGCCGCCGGCGTCCTGGAAAAGGACTTCCGGCTGGAGCCGGCGGCGCGCGTCTCCGGCGGCCTCGTCGTGCCGTTCATCAACGTGCCCTTCACGGCGACGCTGCCGAAGGTCTCCGGCGACAGCATCGCCAAGGGCCAGCTCGTGCTCGACGGCGTCGGCCGCGAAATCTCGCGGCACCTGCTCGCCGCCGTGGCGCTCGGCGCGTCGATCGAGGTCACCTATCGCGCCTATCTCGCGGGCCTCGAGGACGACGGGCCGCAGAACGATCCGCCGCTGGTGTTCGCGCTGGAGAACGTCAGCGCCACGCCGCTGCAGGTCAAGGGCGACATCGCGCTGCCGAACATGGGCAACAAGCGCTTCCCCGGCGCGCTCTACGACACCGAGCGATTCCCGGCGATCAGGTAGCGAGCGAGGCTCAAATGCTGCAACGACTGAGATGCTGGACGAGTTGGTGTCGGCCAGGACGCCGCTGCTGCCTCTGTCGCCACAAGGGCTGATCGCTGATGCACTGGGCCGCCGCCTACCTCGGCAAGCCGTGGCGCATCGGCGCCGACGGGCCGGACGCCTTCGACTGCTGGGGCCTCGTCCGGGCCGTGCTGCGCACGCGCGCCGGCGTCGAGCTGCAGCCCATCGTCTTCGCCGACGTGCGCGAGCTGATCACCGCGTTTGCGGCGCATCCCGAGCATGCCGCGTGGCGCCGCGTCGGCGAGCCGCGCGAGCTCGACGCCGTGCTGATGAGCCAGGCGCGGCACCCGATCCACGTCGGCCTGTGGGTCGATGCCGACGGCGGGCGCGTGCTGCACGCCTGCCGGCCGGCCGTCGTCGTGCAGGACGCCATCGCGCTGAAAGCGCAGGGGTACAAGATCCATGGCTTCTACCGCCATCAGTCGGCTTGACGCGCCGGTGCCGGCCGCCTGGGCCTGCATGGGCGGGCCCGCCGTCACCGTGCTGCGCAATCCGTTCGACCTCGCCGAGCGCGAGACGACGCTGGGCGCGCGCGGCCGCTCGCTGGCCGAGATCGCCGCCGCCAGCGGCCTCGACGCAAGCGTCGCGCCGACCATCTGTCAGGTCGACGGCGTCTACGTGCTGCAGCGCGACTGGGCCGAAACCGTGCCGCCGCCCGGCGCCGTCGTCGTGTTCGAAGTCGTGCCCATGGGTGGCGGCGGTGGCGGTGGCGGCGGCAAGAACATCCTGCGCTCGGTGCTTATGATCGCCGTCGCGGTGGCGGCGTTCGCCGTCTCCGGTCCGCTCGCCGGGGCGATGGGCTTTACCGGCGTCGGCTTGACAATCGCCACGGCCACCATCTCGGCAACCATCGCGGTTGGCGGCAGCTACCTCGTCAACGCGCTGATTCCGGCGCAGCCGGCCTCACTCGGCAATTTCTCCAGCGGCCGCAGCGCCATCGCCGCACCCTCGCCGACCTATTCGCTCGGCGGCCGCGGCAACACCGCGCGCATCGGCCAGCCGATTCCCGTCATCTACGGCCGGCACCTCGTCTATCCGGACTTCGCCGCGACGCCCTACTGGGAATACGCAGACAACAACCAGTACCTCTACCAGATCTTCGTCGTCGGCCAGGGCGCGTTCGAGATCGGCGCCATCAACCTCGGATCGGCGCCGGCGTCGAGCTTCGCCGAGATCACCACCGAGATCGTGCCGCCGGGCGGCAGCGTCGCGCTGTTTGCGACCAACGTCTACACGGCGCGCGAGGTGACGGGGCAGACGGCCAAGGCGCCGAACGAATTCACGACGCCCACCGAGACGCCGGTCGGCCCCTTCCCGGCCGGGCCGCCGGACGCCACGCACTCCGACATCGGCGTCGATATCATCCTGCCGCGCGGGCTCTATCTCGCCGGCTCCAGCGGCTCGCTGTCGGCCAAGACGATCGGCTGGCGCGTCGAGGCACAGGAGATCGACGGAAACGGCGTCGTGCTCGGCGCCTGGCTGACCGTCGCCACCGAGACGCTGACCGACGCCACCACGACGCCGCAGCGCCGGTCCTATCGCTACACGCTGCCGCACGCCGGCCGCTGGCAGGTCCGCGTCACGCGCACCGATACCAAGGACACGACCTATTACGCCGGGCACGAGCTGTCGTGGGGTGGCTTGCGTGCCTACCTCGACGACGTCAGCGACTTCGGCGACGTCACGGTCATCGCCATGAAGGCGCTGGCTACCGACAACCTCAACCAGCAGACGGCGCAGCAGGTCAATTGCCTCGTCACGCGCAAGCTGCCGGTATGGGACGGCAGCACCTGGTCGGCGCCGCAGCCGACGCGCTCCATCGCCTGGGCGCTGGCCGACATCCTGCGCAACACGACCTACGGCGGCGGCATCGGCGATGCGCGCATCGATCTCGCCGGGCTGTTGCAGCTCGACGCCGTCTGGTCGGCGCGCGGCGATACCTTCAACGGCGTTTTCGACCAGGCCTCGACGGTTTGGGACGCGCTGACGCGCACGGCGCGCGCCGGCCGCGCCAAGCCGTACTACGAGGCGGGCATGGTCCGCTTCCACCGCGACCAGGCGCAGGAACTGCCGCGCGCCCTCTACAGCGCCGCCAATATCGCCATCGACAGCTTCTCGATGGACTTCGTGATGCCGGTGGCCGGCACCTCGGCCGACGGCGTCACCGAGGAATACTTCGACGAGCGTACCTGGCTGCCGGCCACCGTTACGGCCGGCGTCGGCGGCGCCACGCCGCACAACCCGGCGCGCGAGCAGCTGTTCGGCGTCACCGATGCCGCGCAGGCGGCGCGCGAGGGCGGCTATCAGGCCGCCGCCAACCGCTACCGCCGCGCCTTCGTGACCTTCACGACCGAGCTCGACGCGCTGGTCTCGTCGTTCGGCGACCTCGTGCTGGTGGCCCACGACCTGCCCGACTGGGGCCGCTCCGGCGTCGTGCGCGCCTGGGATGCCGGATCGCTGACGGTCACGCTCGATCAGGAGGTCACGCTCGATTCCGGCGGCACCAATACGCTCGTGCTGCGCACCTCGACCGGCGCGGCCTCGCGCGTCGTCGCGGTCAGCGCCGGGCCCGCCGCCAATCAGCTCGTTCTGGCCGAGGCGCCGCGGCTGCAATCGGGCGCGCCGTTCGTGTTCCAGCTCTCCGGCACGCAAGAGCCGACGCACTACGCGCTCGGCCTCTCCGGCATCGCGCCGATGGGCGTCGTCGTCGCGCAGATCATCCCGCGCGGCAACCGCGTCGAGCTGCGCGGCGTCGTCGAGGACGCCCGCGTCCACGTCAACTGACAAGGCAAGAAGGGGGCACTCCACCCATGGGTATCCAAGCCGACGTCCGCGCCGCCGCCGACGACATCACGGACGCCCGCAACGTCATCGTCGCCGACTCCGGCACCCTGCACGCCATCGCGCACGGCCCGGCGACGGGCACGGGCTCGCTGGTCGCCACCGAGAGCGGCAACGTCAGGACGGCCGCGCGCGCCATCGAAGAGCTGGGCTCCGGCTCGTCGTATCTGCTGAAGTCCTTCGCCAACGCCGAAGGCATCCTCGGCGAGGCGCATGGCGGCACCGGCGGCACGGATTTCGGCGCCGCCGTCGCGGATGCGATGTCGACCTCCTTCCAGGTGCTGGCGCGGACCTACAACCAGGGCAACGACGCCGAGGCCCGCGACGATCTCGGCGTCGGCGTCGTGGTCAAGAGCGCGACGCAGGCGGCGCCGCCGACGAGCCCGGCGACGGGCGATACCTACCTGGTGCCCGCCGGCGCCACCGGCGCCTGGGCCGGCCAGGCCGGCAAGCGCGCGCGCTGGGCGTCGCCGACGGCCGGGCAGTGGAACTTCCGCACACCGACGCGCGGCTGGTCGGTGTGGGCCGACGACACCAACACGCTCTGGGAATACGATTCCGCCGGCTGGTCCGCCTCGCTGGCCGGCGGCTCGGCGCCCGCCGTCTATTCGCCGCTCGACGGCCGCATCGCCGGCATCGGCAAGACCAACGGCCACGGCGGCGGCGCCAAGTTCACCGTGCGCTGGACCGCCGACGGCCGCATCCTGGTCTGCGGCGCGACGTCGGTGCTCGGCATCGATTCGGCCGGCGCCAACTGGGGCCAATACACCGTCAACTGGCCGCGCACGGCGAACGGTACGATCCAGGCCATCTACGTCGGCTTCGACTACTTCCTGATCCGCACCAACAAGGCGACCGGCAACCTGTTCTTCTGCGGCGTTGCCGGAAACGCACAGGGCGGCCAGTCCAACACGACGACGCAGGCGACGCCGGTCGCGATCGCCTACTTCGCCTCGATGACCGTCGTCGACGTCGTCACCGAGGCGACGCACCACACGTCGGGCTCGGGCACGCAGGCGCGGTTCTGGTTCGCCCGCACCAGCGACGGCCGCCTGCACGGCTGCGGCGCCGGCGCCAACAACACGATGGGCGTCAGCATCACGACCGACCGCGGGCTGCCGCAGGTCATCGCCGATGGCGGCGGAACGCCGCTGGAGAACATCGCCGGCGTCGCCTGCTTCTCCGTCTACGCTCCCGTGTACGCCTGGACGACCGACGGCAAATGCTGGGTGTGGGGCGCCGGCACGTCGGGCGCGCACGGGCAGGGCTCGACCGCGAACCTGACCTCGCCGGTGCTGCTCGGCGGCAGCGCAAATCCCTGGACGGGCATCACCAAGGCGGCCGTCACCGGCTCGAGCATCTCGAATACGTTCGCCGTCGCGGCCATCATCCAGAACGGCAAGGTCAAGGTCGCCGGCTCGCAATACTACGGCATCGGCAACGGCGCCGCCCTGAGCTCCGGCGCGCTGACCGCGTTCGCGGATGCGACCGGCGCCATCGCGGCCGAGACGGCGGTCGACATCGTCGCCGGCGGCGGCGAGCACGCGACGCTCGGCGCGCGCACGGCGGCGGGAAGCGCCTGGCTGTGCGGCTATCAGGCCACCAACGCCAACCTCGGCGACAACACGGTCACCAATCGCAACGTCTTCCAGAAGGCGACGTTGCCGTCCGGCCTCGACGGGAACGTGACGAAGATCCGCTTCGGCGGCGGCAACACCTACAATTTCACCGTCATCGAGGCCAACGTCGGCGGCACGCTGCAGCTGTGCGCCGCCGGCTACGGCGCCAACGGCCAGCTCGGCTATGGCATCTTCTCGCCCTACAACGGCTCGTTCAGCGGCGTCGCCAACGCGCTCTACGCAATCACCGACTGGGCCATCGTCGGCGACTATGCCGCGAGCGCCCTTCATGTGCTCACCGACGACGGGCGCGACCGCGCCTGCGGCGCCAACGACGTCGGCCAGCTGGGGACGCAGCCGGGCAACCTGCACAACGTGCCGATCCTGCAGCCGTGCACCAACGAGACGCGCCTGCTCAAGGGGCCGACACCGCACGCCGACACCAGCTGGTCGTCGACGACGACCTACAGCTTCAACGACCTCGTGCCCTACCAGGGCTCGGTCTGGCGCTGCCGCGTGACGACCTCGCTCGACGTCGCGCCGCCGAGCCTGCCGACGACGCTCAACAGCGACTGGCAATGCTGGAGCCAGAAGGGCGACACGGGCGCAGCTGGAGCGAACGGAACCGACGGCACGAACGGGATCAACGGTGCCAACGGTGCCGGCTACGGCGGCACGTCGACGACGTCGGCGACGCTCGGCACCGGCGCGAAGGCACTGAACATCGAGGCCGGCAAGGCCTATGTCTCTGGCGAGCGCATCCGCGCCGCATGCGTCTCCGGATTCATGGAAGGCACGGTCACGGCCTACGATGCCGCCAGCGGCGCGCTGGCGTTCAACGTCGCGGCTACGAGCGACGTCTCCGGAACGGGCACGTTCACCGCCTGGACCGTCGGCATTGCCGGTCTGCCCGGCACGGGCGGCACGTCGCCGGGCGGCGTCAACGGCTCGGTGCAGATCAACCTCGGCGGCATTCTCGGCGCCGCCGCCAAGCTGACCTACGACACGGCGCTCGATGCGCTGTCCTACGCCAAGCAGTCAGGGCACCTCATCGTGGCGCCCGGCTTCACCACGGCGGGCATGTTCTCTGCGACGGTCGATGAAGGCGTCAGCGCCGCCAACGCGCTGATCGGCGGCAAGTACGCGCATGCCTTCTTCGGCTTCAACGTCGATGTGGCCGGTGGGCGCATCGATAACACGAAGGCGTCGCTGTTCCTGTCGCTTGCGACCAATCACCACGCACATCAGGAGAGCGCAGGTGTTTACCGGCGTGCCGCCAACATCGGGATCGGCGGCTACACCGTCGAGGGCACGCCGTGGAATTTGTTCTCGTTCGAATGCACGGAAACCGACGCGGCGAACGGATCGAAGACGCAAGGCTACTTCGCCTGCGACACGATCACCTTCCGCAATATGAAGCAGACGTTCGACATTCTGTCGCTGAACTATGCCGCCAAGACGCTGACGCTCGGCAACGGTGCCAAGATATCCGTGTTGCAGAACAACGTCGGTTGGGCGCAGCAGCTCAATGCCGCCGGAACCGGCACCGTGACGCTGCCGTACATCGGCAATTACGATCAGTTCATCATGCCGGGCGGCCTGCAAGCGGTTGGGGCGCACGTCAACTACGGCGGCGGCAACGTCACGTACTGGTCGCTCCTCCCGACCGGAGCCACCAACAACGGGCGCGGCATCGCGTTGGAGTCGTACACGGCTGTCACGGGCTCCTACGCTCCGATGTGGGTGCTCGGCAACGCATCGAGCAGAGTCGAATGTTATGTCCGCAACACGCATGCGACAGGGCAGGCCGCATTCACTGCGGACGCCTACGGCGGCGGCGACAGCGTGTTCAAATTCTTCTCCGACGCTCAGAGCACGAAATGGACTGGCGGCATCGACGCCAGCGTCACCGGCCGCCCCTTCGTCATCGCCAAGGCTGACACGCTCGGCACGGCCGCAACCGATTTTCTCACCATCACCGGCAACGGCGGCCTCGTCGTCGGCCCGCAGGTGGCGCTCGCCACCAACGCCACGGACGGGTTCCTCTACGTACCTAAATCGTCGGGCGCACCGACCGGAACGCCGACAGCCTACACGGGCAAGATCCCGATCGAGGTCGACGATACCAACAACAAGATCTGGGCCTATGTCGGCGGGGCCTGGATGTATGCCGCGTTGACCTGATCGTAACCGCACGAACCACAACAGAGGGGGACTACCACATGAAGCGCGTTGTCTTTCCGGAGACCAAGCAGTTCCAGCCTTGCGAGGCGATGCTCGGCCAGTTGCAGGCGGCACCGGCGAGTGGCCTGACCGTCGGCGAAATGCGCAAGCGCATCGTCGTCATGGACAAGATCGAGGCGGCCAGCGAGGCCAAGGCCGGTTACGTCGATCTCGAGGACGCCGAGCACGAGACGCTGCGCGAGGTTTTCACGAGCGGGCGATTCGGCCTCGCGCATCGCGATATTCTGGCGGTCGCCGATGCCGTCGAGAGCGCCAAGGAGCCGCCGGCCGCGCCGGCGCTGAAGGCCGCCGAATAGCCACGGCCGCGCCACCACGGGGAACCAGCACATGCTGAACGACCGCTCCCTGCGCGCGCTGCAAGGCGTGCACCCGGACCTCGTGCGTGTCGCCCATCGCGCGGCCGAGATCACGCGCCAGCCGTTCATCGTGACGGAGGGCCTGCGCACGCTCGAGCGGCAGAAGAGCCTCGTCGCCAAGGGCGCCAGCAAGACGCTGCGCTCGCGCCACCTGACCGGGCACGCGCTCGACGTGGCGGCGGCGATGCCGGGCGGCGCCGTCTCGTGGGACTCGGAGCCGCTGGCGGAGATCGCGCGCGCCATGAAGCGGGCGGCGGCCGAGATCGGCGTGGCCATCGAGTGGGGCGGCGACTGGCGCACCTTCACCGACACGCCGCACTTCCAGCTGCCGTGGGCGGCCTACCCGGCCGGCGACCGGACGAGTCATGCCAGGTCCGGAGAGCACGTCGAGGCCGACAGCTGGCACACCGAGACGATGACGACCGCGCCGCCGCCGGAGCCGCCGTCCTCGATGCTCGCCTCGAAGAGCGGCAACACGGCGCTGCTGCAGGGCGGCGTCGGCGCCGGGCTGAAGGTGGACGCCGCCGTGGAGGCGCTGACCGAGGTGGCGCAGACCGCGAGCGATTTCTCGCTGGAATCCTTCGCGCTGGCGCTGCTGCGCTCGCCGAAGTTCTGGGCGGGGCTCTTTCTGACCGCCTCTTCGGCCTACGTCTGGCTGGAGCGGCGCGGCAAGCTGAAAACGTGGGGGATCTGACATGCCTGCATTCCTGACCGGGGCCTGGTGGCTCGCCCGGCTCGCGCTGTGGCGCGGCAACGCCGCCGGCTGGCTCGCATCCAACGCCGTGCGCGCCGGGCTGATCGGGCTGGCGGCGCTGGCGCTGATCGTGCTCGGCGCCTGGGGCTGGCACGCGCTGTTCGGGGCCGCGCCCGTGCGCAAGCAGACGGCCGAGGCGGTCGTGATCGCGACGCAGGCCGTCTCGATCGAGGAGCACGCCAATGCGCTGCTGCGCGCGCAGGCCGCCGAGGCCGCCGCCAGCGCGGCGCGCGAGCAGGCCGAGGCCGCCGCGGCGCTGGCGAAGGAGAAGGGGGACGAGCTGCAGGCGCTGCTGAGCCGCCCCGGCAACCGCATGCAGTGCATCGACGACGCCGTGCTGGCCAAGCTCGTCGAGAAGATCAGGGGGACCAAATGAAGAGCCGCGCCATCCTGCTGCTCGTGCTGCCGCTGACGCTGGCGCTGGGCGGCTGCCCGGGCCAGGACAAGCCCGAGCCCGAGATCCGCTATGTGCCCGTCGCCGCCACCGTGAAGCCCGCGGCCGCCGCGGTGTGCTTCCGCAGGAGCCCGGCCAAGCCCGTGCCGAGGGGCAAGGACAACACCGACCTCGTCGCCGCGATCGACGCCTTCGACACGCGCGCCAACACGGTCGACGGCATGCGCGACGAGTGCGCCGCCGACCTCCGCGCCAAGGGCCTGGGGCCGGGCAAATGAGCCCGCGCAGGAAGCTGGCGCCGCCGTTCGAGGTGCGCGTCATCGGCCCGGCGACGCTGGTCAACGGCGATTGCCGCGAGGTGCTGGCGTGGTACGCGATGGCGCTCGAGCAGGGCAAGGCCGAGGCCATCCACGCCTGCGTCACCGACCCGCCCTACGAGCTCGGCTTCATGGGCAAGAGCTGGGACTCGACCGGCGTCGCCGCCGACCCGGCGACGTGGGGCTGGGTGCTCGACGTGCTGCGGCCGGGCGCGCACCTGCTCGCCTTCGCCGGCAGCCGCACCTATCACCGTATCGCCTCGGCAATAGAGGACGCCGGCGCCGAGATCCGCGACCAGCTGATGTGGATCTACGGCTC